AATTAGTTTATTAACTACTTCTAATTGTTTTCCAATTTCTACAACCGACTCTATGTCATTCTTATCAAAAAAGTCTTTTTTTTTCTTTTCTAACGCATCTCTTCTGGTTGAAAGCTCTTTGTAGCTAGACGGTTGTTTTCCCCCACCTTTTGGTTTTTTCTCTGCCATCTATGATAACTTAGAATTTATTGTAATATTTTTTAAGAAAAGCGTCTATTTTTGAAGTATCTAATCCGCTTCTTTCTAATGCTGCTTTTAATTTTAATTGTCTACTAACAATTGCTTTATCCATTTCCCCAAATGCGTCTGCCAATTCAGGATTGGTATATTTAATTTTTGAAATAAACTGGTCAGCATTATCATTTGACTTTGCTGTATAAAACAAATCCAATAATTTTTGGAACATATTTTTTTCAAATAAAAGTTTTGACATATCTTTATTTTTTGTATTCTTATATAAATATAAAATTAAATTGTTTATCTACGTCTTGCGGTAGAACTACCACCTTTTGATGCCGATTTCATTGCATCTGCTTCGGCTTCTTTTGATTGTATTAGTTCATTCCAATAAAAATCTCTTAACTTAATAGGCATAAAATAAACATCATGCCAATTGAAACCTCCATTGGATGAGTAAACCATACTAAACAACTTTTTATGTAAGAAAGTACTGTAATTAGTCGGCAGGGTAAAAAAAGTTAATCCCTAATGGGACTTTTAACGCCTCCGTTTCGCCAGTAAAAGGTGAAGTATAATCGAAATTCAAATCAACATCCGGTGACATTTCAGAAATATGTTTTCTAAGTGCTTTCGAATCTGCTGCTAATAATTGATTTGCTACATAATTACTTATATAACCAATCTCTCTATTACCATTAATTTCTGTTATTAATCTTCTATATCTAGCTTGTATATCATTTCCTTGTTTTGTAATCTTCTCACTTGCTTCAATATCTTTATTTACTGCAATTTCATCACCATGAGTCATTATCTTAAATTTGATTGGAGTCTTAGTTTTAGGAAGAATGAATTCATACTCATTATTTCTATTTAACTTAGATTCGTCAATTTCTTTAATCTTTAATTGACTCATATCAACTTTTACTTCAACAGGTTCGTTTTCATTTGGGTCATTGATTGTAACACCATACTCAGGTCCAAATGCTAATATTCTTGATGAAATCAAAATAGCATTTTTGTCTCCGATAATCAAATCATTTATGTTTATCGAACTATCGACTATAATTGATTCTAACAATTTATCCAATACAATACCCTTTCTAATTAGGTTTGTAGAAGTTAAAATATCTTCTTCTTTTGCAGTCATTAGTTTAACTGTGATTTCTCCTGATGATAGTGGGGATGATTCAGGATATACCAATCCTTTAGATGGTAAACTGATAACTTCCGTTGGAAATGGGTAATCTTTTTTAGATTGTTGAGGTGGTGTATTACCTAATCCTCTTGTAACTTGTTGTTCAATGTTTTGTTCCATAATATAACTAATGTGTTTATTATATATATTATGTTTTCAAAAAAATAAAAAAGGGGATAACATTTCTGCATCCCCTTTCTTTTTATATTGTTTAGATTAGTATTCTAAGATAGCGTAATCATATGCCAATGTTAACTCAATTGAAACTGGGTCATTTGATGCCCAATCCAACTCACCAAAGTTTGCTGAACTGATAAATGCACCTTTCAAAGTCCATTGTTCAACTTTATCTCCTACTGGTCCTAATAAGAAGAAAGTAATATCCTTCTTGTAGAATGCAGAGTATCCGTCTCTACCTGTTAATGACTCATGTGATTGTCTAACCCACTCCATAACTTGCTGTGCACCTGATGGTACAATTGGGTCATAAAGAGTGATGTTGATATCATCCCAAGTAGATTTTCCTTTAATCTTTCTTTTTACGTTGATATGGTCTAATTCAACTATCTCCGATGTGAAAGTAGGTCTGTTTGCTGTTTTGATGATGTATGATTCGATACCATTGATTTCCATAATGAATCTGTTACCAAGTTTTGGTTCAAAATTCTTATAAAACATCTTATCAAAGGTTAAAATATCTGGCATTTCTTTTTATTTTTATTGTTCTATTATAAATATCTGTTTTCTAAATTATCCGTTAAATGCTGCACCAGTTGGTAAAATGTTGAAATCAATTTGAATGAATTCAGCCGTCTTAGTTGGTTGTAAGTAGATAGCTCCTTTCATAATGTTTCTATCAATTACATCTGGTGTGTTATTAGTATCGTCCATTACAACACGGAATGCGTACAAACCTTGTCTTTGTTGGATTGATTCTAAATAAGGGTTAACGATGTTTAAGAATCTATTTCTTGTCTCTGCAGTGTTTTGTTCAAATACTAAGTATCTTGAAGTAGATGCGATGTATTTTCTTACTGTTAACAACAATCTTCTTACGTTGATTCTGTCTAATGCAGATGGTTTGTCTTGTAACGTCTTTTGTCCGAATACTACGATACCTTGTCCTGGGAACTGAACGATTGGGTTTACCTTTCCTTCATATAGAGTATCTTTTTCAGATTGAGTTAATCTATCTAATACACTAACTGCTCCTACTAATCCACCTCTATTCAAACCTGCTGGTGCGAACCACTCAGCTGCGATTCTATCGTTTGCTGCGAATACACCTGGAAGTAATACTGATGGTGGAACTGTAATCAATTTGTTTGTATTAACATCAATTGTCTTAACCCATGGGTAGTAAACTGCTGCGTAGTTAGAATCAACTGCCTCAGCTTGTTGTATTGTTTGTGTTATAGGAGTAGAAGCGTTACCTGCATCACCGATGAAGAATGCGTCTGCTCTTTGTTCAACCATATCTAAGATTGAAGTCCAAACTGTGCTGTGGTCTGCTCTATTAACGTGTGGTGCAACTACCATATTGATATCATATTCGTCAGCGTTTGATAATGCTGCGATATGTGTTCCGTATGCTAATTTACCTGCAGTTGTTGATGCGTCGATATCAGCTGCGTTTGTATTTGGTGCGTATCCGTCAAATCCTTCTTGGAATGCTACAATAAATTGTCTCATTGCAACTGTAGAAGAATCCGTTGTTGTTAATGATAATCCACAAATAGTATCTAATGAGAATATAGAGTTAGAACCACTACCAGCGTTTACTGGGATTGGTTTCATATAAATCTTATTATCAGCGTTGTTATCTAAATCGATACCAGAGTATGATGTAGAACCCGTTACTGCCGAACCTGTTGTGAATGTTACTCTTGGAATAAAGTTTGCGTAAGATGTACCTGCTGCATTTACTGCTCTTACAGGTAATTGATATGCTGCGTGTGCAAATGGAACTGCTTGAACTGGAATTTTACTAGAATCTAAAAGAGAATCTCTATCAGAACTTACCAATCTAATATATTTTGAGTAATTAACCCAATCACCAGTTTCAGTTATCTTTCCGGTTGTTGAATTGATTGTTCTTTTTCTATCACCAATTACTCTATTAATATAGTTTGGAGAATTAGGGTCTAAGTTTACATTTGAATAAGTTTCTAAAATATTCTTTTTCTTATCAGTATCGTTAAAATCTCTAACTACAACCGTAAATGTACCATAATCGGTTCCGTTTGATGTACCAGCTGCTTTTACATTTGTAATACCAATTTTAATTTTAGTATTACCTACATTTCCTGCAGTGATTGTTTCGAATTGGAATAATGGGTATCTTGTATTATTAATTAATTGAGACTGAATGTATGGAGTTTTTGCTTCCTGTGCTTCGTTTGTGAAATCTTGGTCACCCAAAACTACTACACTTGCAGTTGTATTTGCAAAAGAACCTGTAAATGAACCTGTTCCAACACCATCTAATCCAGATAATGAATAAGTGCTTGTATTAGATATAAATCCGTTTTCCTTAAAGAATGCGTATGAATAAGCTTTTGTTGAACCATAAGGAGAAGTACCAAATACTGCTTCAATATTATTTGCATCCACCAATTCGATTGATGAACTATATCCTGCTGATACTCCACTTCCACTTAATATAATAGAAAAATCACCACTACCATCTAAATCAGATAAAGATGATGATGGGAAACCAAGTGCACTTCCTGTTGTATTAAATAAGATACCCAATGCACCTGTGAATGAACCAGTTGCTGCTAATAACAATAAAGGAGCTTTTTCAGTATATCCCGCAGTTCCAGCTACTCTACAAATAGTTGCAGTTCCTGCTTCTCTTAAGTATTTTTGTACTGCTAACGGAGTATAATATGTGTCATCAACTATTCCAAATAATTGTTCAAATTCAGTTTGTGAATTTACGATTGTTGGAACTAATGGGCCTTCCTTGAAAGGGCCAATGAATGCTGCTCCGATGTCAGCTACACCTTGTTGTAAGAATGAAAGGTCGTTTTCTTTTGTAAATACGCCTGGTGATACTATCTTTTCTGCCATTTTATATGCTTTAATTTAATTTATTAATTCTCAATATAAATATAAAAATTTCAACCAAAACAATAAATATTATTTATAGTTCGGAGAAAAATAACTATATGTTCTGCTTATTGCAGTTGAATCTTGTAATACACTATAAAACAATACAGGTCCAACTTGTCCATTCCAAAAAGATGTTCTACCACTATTTGAACCAATTGTTATATAATCGGTTGAAGATGGTGCTGTAAATGCTGCAGAACTAAATGTTCCAACTGATGAACCATCGACATAAACTGTACAAGTTCCACTAGGTTGAAATGCTACTGAAATCATATACCAAACATTTGATGATAATGAAGTCGTTAATTGTGTACTATTTCCTAATGTACTACCATAAAATTTTACTCTATTCAAAGTAGAACTATCAGTTGATTCAATTGCTAAACCATAAAACCCTGCATAGTCAAATATAAATCTAGAAGTAGTTCCCAATGTTGTTGTAGGTCTTACCCACATATGAATAGTACCGGTATTAGTGTTGAATTGTGGATATCCACCATTTATATTTGATGTAATATCTTTATAAAATAAGTTAGAAGTACCATTGAATGAATAATATCTTTCCTTTCTACTTGCACCATTGTTATATGACGGGTTACCATTTGCTAATCCTAATGGTAATTGTAGACCTGGTCTAAATCCTGTGTTATACCCACTCATATCCAATATATCAACAACAGGTGTACCCGTTGCTGGTAATGTTCCTGCTGCAAACGAAGATGTTTTAGCTGGTTCAATATACATTTTTAATCCAGTACCTGGTATAGATGATTGCGTTGTCGTTCCTTTATTGTGTGAAATTAAACCATTTGAAATATAAACATCGGCATTTTCCACATTTACAGTTACGATTTCAACATCTGCAGTTACTAATTGAATATTAAATACAACCACTTCCGTTTCATCTTGCATTACTAATTTGTCTCCTGGAAGAATGTCACCAACATTTTTGAATCTATATTTTTTGATATCGTTACACCAAACATATAATGGGTGAGTTTCAGTTGCTTTTATTAAACCATTGTTGATTGAAAAATATCCTTCTGCGAAGTTAAAAGTTAAATCCGAAACGGTTACATTTTGTGCAGTTCCAGATATTTCATCTTTTTGATAAAATCTCCATTCTAATTCACCATTATCTGCACCATCCAATGTTTCATCTGGTAAGTCCGTTGGAACCCATGCTTTTATTTCATCACCAATACTCAAATCTTCAACATTTACTTCCGAACCATTTGCTAATTGTATTTTTGTACCAAATAATAAACAAAAGTCAGGTTGGTTAATTGTATTATAAACATCTACTGCGTATAAAGTTTTTGTAGCTGCGGTATTATAGTTTGTTGCTGCTGTGTTATATCCATCTACATATGTCATAGATAATATAGATTGTGCTTCGGCATAGTTTGATGTAGCAATTGATGCCGGTGTGATTGGAAACGATGGAGATGCTCCTAATGTTGGAGAACCTACCGAAAAGTTTGCGTTATCAAATGTTACCGAATAGTTTGCTGCTACACTTCCAACTCTAGTTCCATGTAAAGAACCTGCTGAACCAAATGAAAACGTTGCCGTTTCTTCGGTACTTTCTACTATATAAGTAAATGTTGGTAAATTTATAGTTACAGAATCAATTGCAAAAGAACTAAATGCTGCGGTTGTTCCAGCTGCTGCGTTCATTGCATTCATAGATACGGCTTGACTTGTTCTTACAGTACCTTGTGTTGCTCTATATAAATTACCTAATGATAAATTTGTTTTTGCCATCGTTTAAGTATTATTCTCCGTTATAAATATCTAAAAGTTTTTCTTTCCACACATCCTTATTAGAGAAGTGTTCTATCATCCAATTTTTAAGTTTTTCAAATTCATTTTTCTTCGTTTCCCAATCATCTTTACAAATTGTCTCGTAGGTTTCCTTAAATGTTTCCTTATTATTCGCTTTGTATTTATAATCAAGTGGAACGTACCATTTTTCATGTAGTATTGGAAGTTTACCCCAATCAACTGCTTCAAATATTCCATATCCGAAGGGTTCATATTCAAAGCAAGAGTGAGATATTCCCCAATCAAGTCCGTAGAACCTTTCTTTATATTTGTAATCAAACTTGTAAATTTTTGTTTTTTCAAATTTGTATCCATATTTCTTTTTATAATATTTGTTGAATGTTTCTGAATTTGTAGAAATGAATCCACCCAAACCATCCATATATTCAACATTCTTTCTACCTTCAACTCTTGCCGCGTATCCTAATTCTATTGAGTTTGAAAGTTCTTTGTTTTGTGTAAATTCATAATTATTTGGAATGTGATGTAAGTTTTCCGTTTCATATGGAAAATGATACAATCCTACCCAAACTTTATTTTTAATTTTATTTATTAATTCATTTTCATATTCCCAATTTCCATACCAATGTAGATATTCATCTTTACTTTGTTGTGCCATTAAAGACACTTTGGTTAAATTATGGAATACAATCGAATCAATCTTTTCCAGGTTTTGATGAATAGCTCTGGTTGGAGTATAATGACCATGTAATATATGTATACGTC